CCAACTAAGACAACAACACCAACACCAACAAAAACTCCAACTAAGACTCCAACTAAGACGCCAACACCAACACCAACACCAACCGCAACATCAGGGTTTGATCCATCACAATGTGTACCATACTCTGGAACAGATTTTACCACAACATGGGAAACTCTTGTTCAAAATGAAACTATCACTTTACCTTATACAAATCCAAGTTCTATAGCTTCCAGTTTTTATTCAGGTGTTATTGATTGGGGTGATGGTACCACTAGTATTAATAGTTATGCAAATAGAACACACACCTACGTAAATCCGGGAACTTATACGGTAACTATATGTGGAATTATTCGGGGGTGGTCTTTTGATTTATCTCCGGCTGGAAGGTTACAGATTAGAACAGTAGAAAGATGGGGTCAATTACGAGGATATGGTACTCCCCCCTTCGGTACAAGACCAGGGTTTTTCAATTGTTCAAATTTAACTTTAAGTACAGTTCAAGATACTCCAGATTTAACAGGATATATTGGTTTGACACAAATGTTTCAGCTTTGTTCTTCTATTACTTCTATTAATAATATAAATTCTTGGAATACAGGATCAATTACAAATATGGGTGGTATGTTTGCAAATTGTACGTCATTTGATCAAGCATTAAGTTTTAACACATCATCAGTTAATAATATGAGTGGTATGTTTTATGGATGTACTGTATTCAATAGTCCACTTTTCCTTGACACATCATCAGTTACTAATATGCGGGAGATGTTTAAATTAAGTGGATTCAATCAACCACTTGTTCAAGGTCAAAATGGATGGGATACTTCATCAGTTACTAGTATGGAAGGTATGTTTTCAGACGCTACCGCATTCGATCAAAACATAGGAAGTTGGATTGTGTCAGGTGTTACTCAAGATTTTGATACTCCTGGTTCGTTTGGTAATACTTTTATGTTATTAAAAACACCTGCAAATTTCTCTTCCGCTAACTTAGATGCGTTATATACTGGGTGGGCTAGTCAGAATGTTACTCCAGGACTTAGAATATCTTTTCATACGATTAAATATACAACAATAGGAGGACAAGCAGGAAAAGATAATTTAACAAATACATACGGTTGGATAATATCAGACGGAGGTGTTTAAAATATATTATATAGAATGAAGTAACTAATTTTGTGTTTTTAATTATTAGTTACTTCATTATTTTAAACTTATTAAACTTATTAAACTTATTAAACTTTTAAAAAAACTATGCCAACTTGTAAATATTATAAATTATTCTCTAAAGTATTTAATCTTATTACTTTAACACCATGTTGTGGTCAGAGCGGTCCATCTCCTTTATTTTGGTCACCAAATCCAACGACGGGTTCCACTATTTATGTTTGTTCAACCACAACTCCTTACACAAATCACGAATCCACAATTACTCAAATGCCAGGAGGTTGTCCATCTTGTCCAACCCCCACACCTACACCTACAAAAACAAAAACGCCAACTCCTACACCAACAAAAACAAAAACGCCAACTCCTACACCAACAAAAACAAATAATCCGATACCAATATTACAATGTCTTTCAAGTGTTGTACCTCCAACAACAATTAATGGGATAACAATAACCGATTCATTTACCGGTAGTGTTCAGGGATATCCAAATGCATTTACTAGTTGTGGGGGAGTAATAACTCCACCTAACTCAAAATGGTTAGGTCAAAATGGACCATTTTCTTATACTATGAATTTTAGTTCTCCCGTTAATAATATTATAATATTTATAACCGCATGTGATGAAAATGAAAATTTCATTTTTACAACTAATAGTGGAAGTGGTATACCTACAGTCTCAACCACATTAAGTTGTTTTATGACAATAACTGGTAACCAAATTATTTGCGGAACTCCACCCACAGGAGCTGGCGGAGGGGGAGGTAAATTCCTTATACAAAATTCAGTAAGTTTTACATCTCTTACAATTAACGGTAATGGTGCTTTTGGTGAACAGAATGGTTCTTTATTATCAATATGTAGTAACTCAATTCAAACGATAACACCAACACCAACACCAACACCAACAAAAACTCCAACAAATTCATCTAGTTGTGTATATGCTAGATATGATAATAATAGTGGATCCTCATTTAACGTCAATTGGTTTGATTGTTGTGGTATATCAAGAACTCAAACAATACCTACAGGTGGTAGTACAACATTACTTTACTGTCTTGATATCTATTCAGCTTATACTGTAGGGGCTATTTTTATTGCCGTTTGCAGCCAAACTTGTCCAACACCAACACCAACACCAACTGTAACAACAACTCTAACTCCAACATTAACTTTAACGCCAACACCTACCGTAACACCAACAAATACCCCAACATTAACACCAACAAAAACACCGACACCAACATTAACATCAACACCAGGATTAACCCCAACACCAACAAATACTGTAACACCAACAGGTACACCTGTATCAATAACTCCAACACCTACACCAACACTCGCTAATTGTATTGAAGGAATCATACCAAAAGCTACCGAATTCTCATATAGAGATTGTTGTTACCCTTACTTACAAATAACTGGAACATCTGGACCTAGCACCACTGGTTATACTGTATGTTATAATCCTACTTATAATACTTTAAATGTTACACCAGTTTCACCTCAAGTAATATGTGATACATCAGTATTAACTAGTTGTTGTGAAGTCCAATTGGGTTACAATGATATATTTCTCGATCCATGTGGTGCTCCACAATCAACATACTATATAAGTATCCCTTGTCTTGAAAATTGTGATTTAAAATTTGCATATGCAATCTATACAGATGACTCTTGTACTACACTAGCAGTTGACGGATATTATTCAGATGGTATTAGTTATGGTTTACAAAGTGGTGGAATTTTTAGTATTCAAGGACTATGTTAAAAATATGTCCCCAACCATTGTTGGTGAAAATAAGTATTTAAAATTTGTAACTCAAATACGGTTTAATAAGTAAAAATCTTACAATATGGCAAAGGTTATCAAAAACATTTGGACCAAATTCACTTTTAGGTCAAGATTTGCCAACATATTCTTTAGATAAGAAAGAATTACTAAAAACAACTGATAAACAGGAATACGAAAAAGAAAAACTACAGGCACAACAATCTATGTATTTGTCGGGTCAATGGGCAAAAATAGAAAATAATTTATACACTCAAGCGATTTATTATGAACCAACAAGATTGGCATCATTTTATGATTATGAATCAATGGAATTTACTCCTGAGATATCCACCGCTTTAGATATATATGCCGAAGAATCAACCACACCTAATCAAGACGGTTATATACTACAAATTTATTCCGAATCAAAAAGAGTAAAAGGTATATTAGCAGATTTATTTAATAATGTATTAGATGTTAACACTAATTTACAAATGTGGACAAGAAATACCTGTAAATATGGTGACAATTTTGTATATCTAAAATTAGACTCAGAAAAAGGTGTTGTTGGATGTATGCAATTACCAAACATTGAAATAGAACGTTTGGAAAGAGGTATGGCAGCAAAATCAATTAATGCTGAAGTAGACCCAAAAGATAAAGGACTAAGATTCCATTGGAAAGTAAAAGATATGGAATTTAATAGTTGGGAAGTCGCCCATTTTAGGTTACTAGGAGATGACAGAAAATTACCTTATGGTACATCAATGTTAGAAAAAGCAAGAAGAATATGGAAACAACTATTGTTATCTGAAGACGCAATGTTAATCTATAGAACTTCAAGAGCACCTGAAAGAAGGGTGTTTAAAGTGTTTGTTGGTAATATGGACGATAAAGACGTTGAAGCGTATGTACAACGTGTTGCGAATAAGTTTAAACGTGATCAAATTGTTGATAACAAAACGGGTAATGTGGATTTACGATTTAATCAAATGGCGGTAGATCAGGATTACTTTGTTCCTGTTCGTGATGTGACTCAAACAATGCCAATTGAAACTTTACCTGGAGCAACAAATTTATCTGAAATTGCGGATATTGAGTATATCCAAAAGAAATTGGTAACCGCATTACGTGTGCCAAAAGCATACTTAGGATTTGAGGAGGTTGTTGGTGATGGTAAAAATTTATCCT